GCATCTACATTATTTAAATGAGCATTAGATCCTGATACTATTACTTTTTTCCATTCAGCCATGATCAGATAGTTGTTTCTTTAATTAAGGTTTGAAGTTTTAAAGCAATATTATATACTACTTGAACATCTTGGCCCTTAAAATCAGTTTTTGCTATTAAATTTAACATATATCGAGCTTCTTCGTATTCAAATGAATTATCTTTTTCCTCTAAAACTTTAGGTTCAACTTTTGCGGGTTGATCACTATTTAAAATTTTCTTTTTTAAATCTTTAAACGATGCCATAACTAAAAGGTTTTATTCTATTATACATATCAAAGACCTACATAGAAATCAGAATCTTTAAAAAGTATTCCTCCGTTTATAGCAGTGGGGAATATACTAAAGGTTCCCAGGGATAAAAGACCATCATTATCAACTTTTAGTTTAGTAGATCCTTGTTTACTTATAAGAACTATATCATTTGCCTTTGAGGCTCCTATATCAACACTAAAAAATCCATTTGTCACTTTGACATCTCGTCCTTCCCCGTTTTCAATATATGAATCATATATAATCCAATCATTATCCGCAGTACCACCACCAGTTTCAGGGGCTATAGTACCTCCACCATTAGTTACAGGAATGATATTGCCTATTTGTTTAGCTCTTGTAGAAGGGTCTTCTAATATAGTGGTTTGTGAATCTAATATAATTTGTGATTTACTAAACCAACGAGTGTTAGATTCTTTAAGTTTTTTCTGTAAGTTTTCAGGTATAATATATCCTTGTAGTTTAAGAGTAAAATTAGCTCTTACAATCCTACTATCATCATTTGTTACCTCATTAATGTTTGAGAATTGATCAATCTGAGCCATAAATTTAAAACGCTCAGAATCACCCCAATAAGCATCAGAAGCATAATTTACTGCTTCAATAATTTTATTAAGTTGAGAAATATAATCTGTCCATATAATACCACTGTATGTTAAGTTAACATAATCAGGTACTACAGTAGCAGTAAATTCTTTTTGTGGAATTCTGTTGTTTAATAAAGCGAAATTATCATATTTATTACGTTGAGTAAATTTTTCTTGATACGTAACATATAATTGGGGATTATTAGCATCTAATTTATTTCCTAAATCTCTACGTTTTTCAATAGTTTCCCTCTTAAGCATAACAAGAGGTGTCTGGACTTTACCTCCTTTATCTCTATAAAAACCATCTTTTTGGGCTAATTTCCAACGTTCACCTGAACCATAAATTACAGGTACATCAACCATATCACCATTTGATATAACTGATGGTTTGATTACATTTTCAAAATAATAGAATATAGCCTCATCAATAGCCTCTAAACCCATATAAAAATCAGCAGAAGATTTACTATCTTTTTTACTGACTTCACGTGCTCTATTTATATGGGGTCTATTATCAGGAGATAATCCTTCAGCAGGCATATCTGGTAAACCCCCTTGATCAATAGAATTATCTTCTATTTGGGCTTGGGAGAGTTCATATTGCCTTGCTACCCTAGGTTTTTTCTTAATTCTATCAGACATTAGCTATAGAGTTGATTTCTTTTATTTGCAATTGACTCCGTAACTTTTATTGTTGTTGGGTAAATACCCGATCTAAATGGGATAGTATTTAATTTTTCTATTCTTGATTTAGAAGCTTTACATATGATAGACATTGAGACCCCAAAATTATCTGTATCTTCATTCATTGAATAATCTGGGTTTTTACCGGCAAAAAATTGGTTTTCGACGATACTATTAAATTCAAAGTAGTCGTTGTTATATAACACTATATCGCCAATTTGTGGCACTAAATTTACATCAACTAACGATGCTCTTAAAAAAGCAAATGACATTTGTTGAGTTATATCTGATCCAAAATCACTTTCACTCCATACCTGGTCATCTTTTGTAATTAAACAAGGAATTAAAAGTGGTTCATAATAGGTTTTATTTTCGGATTCACCATATAGATTAGTTTCGCTGTCTTGGAGAACAAATTTATAATAGCCTATTTCCGTCTGAATAATATCATTAATCAGTTCTTTGTTCATTGTACGGAACAATGATATATCTCTAGCCCCCCCAAATAATGGCATTATATTTTAGTTAATGATTCTGGTTTAAAAACTACATGACGTAAACCTGGGATTCTCCTGTTAGGGTCTCCTTTATCACTTTGTAACATAGTGGTTTTAAAAAAATCTAAATCTTGTTTAGGATCTTGTCCTGCTACAAATTTAATTGTTGCTGTATGGACTTCTTTACCATCAGTTCTGGTGCGATTTTTATCTTCACGTTCATCTGAAGTGTTACTATTTACAATAGTAACTCGTCTAATAGCTCTAATACCATCAAATACATCTGTAATATTAGATTCTTTATCAGATACTATTATAATGTCTACTGAGTATATGTTAAGGGCTTCAGCTAATATGTCTTTTAATTTAATCATTAGTAGATGTATATTGGGTATGGGACTTTTGAAAGTGTATCTTGTACGTTTTGTGCTTCGTTTGATTGTCTTTCAAGGTATTTACTTCTAGAAGATTCTTCAAGCATTAATTTAAGTTCATCAATTAATAACACTTTTTCAGTAGCTGCCTCACCTCTTAGTGCTTCGGCATTTGTTGTAACTTCAGCACCAGGAATAGGAACTGATGAATACTTACCTCTTACATTAGCAAGCATTTCTTTTGAAAGGGCTAAAGTATACCTAAATATCCACTGTTTAGAGGGGGCATTAATAGTATTATATGTTATATTAGTATATGGAACGTTTGATACATCTGTAATAAGTCCTCTATCTGTGTTTTTTATAGGATTATTTCTATCTTCTTCTACTATATAGTCAAAGAATAGTTTTTCATTTCTTTTTGGGATAGGAAATAATCTTAATTCATCATTATTAATAAGTTCAAAACTATAAGCTGATTTTCTGATTTGGTCGTTTAATTCAATTGCTTGTATTTTTAATACATCAAAATACATAGGCATTAACATAAAGTTAACACCAGGGGAAAAATTACCAAACCCAAATGTTTCCATTAAAGATTGAATACCAGTACCTGTACCTGCGTATGGGTCAAAATATCTTACAATTGCGGGGGGTGCATAATGATATATGCGTTGTATTTGCATTGCTTTAGATTCACTAGTAAATAGTTCTTTTAAAGAATATCTTTGTTGTCCTGCAGTGACTTGAATGCTGCCTGTTTTATATTCAACATTACCCCCACTACCTGCTTCTGTTCCATATTGTTGAGCAACCACAATAGTATTACCCATATTGGGTTGAACATATTGGTTATTTAAATCACTACCAGTGGTTGCCCCTTCTAATGCACCTATATTTTCTTTTATCTTATATTGATAAACATATTGAGCATATGTGGTTACAGCTTCTTCAAATGCTGTGAAAAAATTAACAGGTTGTAATTCTATATCTACTATAGGGTACCCTAAACGTTGTGCACACCATGTAGATACTTGGTCAGCACTAGATTGAAATTCGGTATCAGAATCATAAAATCCAAAAGGTGTCTCACCTGGGAAAAATGAACTAGAGCCGGGCCATATTGGAATTGTTGCCATAGATACAATGTTTGATTATAAATATAATAAAATACAACTAGACTTAATGATTAGCCTAATGATATTTTTAAATCAGTTCCATCCCTCCAAAGTTGCCCAATTGAGGTAGGATTACTAGTTGGAAGTGCTGCTAAATCAAGGTGTATTTTAGTAGTTTCGACTCTTAAAACATCATTTCTATCAAAATCACTAGTACCATTACCCACAATAAGTAATACACCTTGTGAAGTATGTCCTACATTATATCTTCCAATAGCTGTTTGGTAAGGGCCTTGTGCTATAGTATCTAAACCAGTAGTAAATGATCCTGTACCTAAGGCTGTTATATTGGTTTGAACACCAGCTGCAAATGAATATTGTGCTGCCGCTATAGAACCTGATCCTGCTGAATGTGCACCTTTTTCGGTTGCTTGGGTGAAAAATCCTTCAGCATGTGATCCTAAACCAGAGGCTTGGGTATTACTACCCTCAGCATGTGAATATTCTCCTGAGGATATTGTTTGTAGTCCTTCAGCATGTGAATAATCTCCAGTAGCATCTGTGTTATTTCCTTCACCATGGGCTGAACCCCCAGAAGCTGTTACTAATAATCCTTCAGCATGTGCTCCTATTCCTGAAGCTAATGTTCTATCACCTTCAGAGTGGGTATATCTTTGTGAGGCAACTGTAAAGCTACCTTCAGCATGTGAGTGTAATGCTTGTGCTTCTGTGTTAGTTCCTTCTGCGTGTGATTGGTTTCCTGAAGCTGTGGTTCCCAAACCTTCGGCATGTGCTCCTGTTCCAGTAGCTTGTGCACTACTACCTTCGGCATGTGAATTTTGACCACTTGCTATTGTATTAGCGCCTTCAGCATGTGAAGCATATCCAGATGCTTGTGTAGTATTACCTTCAGCGTGTGAATAATTCCCTGATGCTGATGTATATCTTCCTTCAGAGTGGGCTGCTATTCCAATAGCAAGTGAGTTTTGTCCTTCTGCGTGGGTGTAAGAACCAGAGGCAATTGTATTAATTCCTTCAGCGTGTGAAGATGAACCATATGTTATTGAACTTGACCCCTCAGTGTGTGATCCTATTCCTCGAGCTTCGGTACTTATTCCTTCAGCATGTGAACTTGTGGCATAAGTATCACTACCATCTCCCTCAGCATGCGAATAAGGTCCATTACTAACTGTTCTAATACCTTCGGCATGTGAATAAGGACCTTGTGTAGTACCTATTCCTTCAGCATGTGAATAATCTCCATAAGAAGATGCTTGACCTTCAGCATGTGAATAATCTCCACTTGCTAGTACAACACCTCCTTCACCATGTGCCCCAGTACCTGATACAGTTCCACCAACTCCTTCGGCATGTGAAAAACTACCATTAGCAAGTGTTGCTCGTCCTTCGGCATGTGAAGCTGTTCCGAACGCTACTGAACTTGAACCTTCAGCATGGGAATATTGACCTATAGTTCTAGTACGTATACCTTCGGCATGTGAATAACTTCCAGTAGTAATAGTACTGCTGCCTTCAGCATGTGAAAATGATCCAGAAGTAATAGTTTGATGTCCTTCAGCGTGTGAACGATCTCCTATTGTATTAGTACCTGCACCCTCAGCATGTGAAAAATCACCAGAAGCTATTGTATATGTTCCTTCAGCATGAGAGTGATTTCCTATAGCTGTGGTTTGGATTCCTTCGGCATGTGAATAAGATCCCGAAGCTATAGTTTGCTGTCCTTCGGCATGTGAATAATCTCCTTTTGTTATAGTTTGTTGTCCTTCAGCATGTGAGTAACTTCCTGAGGTAATAGTTTGACGACCTTCAGCATGTGAATACGCTGCTAATGCTATTGTTGTACTACCTTCGGCATGTGAATAATCACCACGAGTTATTGTTTCGAAACCTTCAGTATGTGACACAGCCCCGGATGCTACTGTTTGATAGCCTTCAGCATGTGAAGATATACCACGTGCTATTGTACTTAATCCTTCAGCATGTGAATGGGTACCATCTTCGGTGGTTTGGGTTAATCTACCTTCTGTGTGTGAATAATTTCCTTTTGCAGTTGTTGTGTCACCTTCAGCGTGTGAATATGAACCAGAAGCAATAGTAGTCTCACCTTCGGCGTGTGAACCAGTACCCACAGAAATTGAACCTGAGCCTATAGCTCTTGAAGCGGGGGCAAAAGCCTTTGTATATACACCTCCCGCATGGGAATATGAACCTGATGCTAGTGTGGATAACCCTTCTGCATGTGAAGCAATTCCATAAGCAATAGTATTTTGACCTTCTGAGTGTGCTGAATCTCCCCAAGCTTCCGTTACCCCACCTTCGGCATGTGAAGCTCCTCCATAAGCCCTAGTAGATCTACCTTCGGCGTGTGCAGCACCATCAGCTGCAAAAGTTCCTACACCTTCAGCATGGGAATAACTTCCTGAAGCTATAGTAAGATTACCCTCAGTATGTGAATAATTTCCTGAGGCAAATGTTGTATAACCTTCGGCATGTGAATATTCACCAGAAGCCGTTGTATTTCCTCCTTCAGAATGTGCTCCTCTCCCTAAAGTGGTTGTTGAATGACCTTCAGCATGTGAAGCCATTCCTAATGCGAAAGTACCCAAGTTTTCGGCATGTGAATATGATCCAGAAGCTATTGATCCTGATCCTTCAGCGTGAGCTGCTGTACCTCTTTCATCTAAAGGTATAGAATTATTATTAGCAATAAGGGCGGGGGCTCCAGCTCTAACATTAAATCCTTCAGCGTGAGCTGCTACACCTGAAGCTGTTACATGGTACCCTTCAGCGTGTGAATAAAATATAGATGCTTCGTTTTCAAATCCTTCAGCATGAGAAGCAATACCTCTAGCAATTGTTTGGTATCCTTCAGCATGGGAATATGATCCAGATGCTATTGTTTGGTAACCTTCAGCATGTGTATGGGAGCCAGACGCTATAGATAATTCACCTTGTGCATATGAGTAATCACCTAAAGCTTGAGTATTTTTTCCTGAGGCATGTGAAGCAGTACCCTCAGCAGTAGTAAGATTGCCCTCAGCATGTGAATAATCTCCACGGGCTTCTGAAAAAAATCCTTCAGCATGAGAAGCTGTTCCGTTTGTTCTAGTACTACCCCCTTCAGCATGGGAAGTGTATCCATGAGCTTCTGTGTCTTCACCTTCAGCATGTGAGTTTTCTCCTATAGCTTTAGTTTTTCTTCCTTCAGCATGTGAATAATCTCCTGTAGCAGTGGTCCCTTCTCCTTCAGCATGTGAGTCAATCCCAACTGCTTGAGTATCTCTACCTTCAGCGTGTGAAGAAGTACCTAATGCTTTAGCTCTAACACCTTCAGCATGTGAGTATTCACCTGAAGCGGTAGTAAAAAATCCTTCAGAGTATGAACCTGAACTTAGTGCTAATGTATTAATACCAGAAGCATGTGACATATCTCCTAAAGCTTGTGAACCACTACCTTCAGCATGGGAATAATTACCTGAAGCTGTTGTTAAATATCCCTCTGTGTAAGATGCTGTTCCTGAGGCTAGTGTTGAGTTTCCTGAAGCATGTGAATAATCTCCTAATGCTTGGGATCCGCTTCCTTCAGCATGTGAATTATCTCCTTCAGCATTTGAATTATCTCCTTCAGCATGTGAATTATATCCAGATGCTGTGGTATTTCTTCCTTCAGCATGCGAATAAAAGCCAGATGCTAATGTATTTATACCTTCGGCATGTGAGTATGATCCAGAAGCTATAGTAAAGCCTCCTTCAGCATGTGCTCCCCCACCAGTTGTTATTGTTTGATAACCTTCAGCATGTGAGTATGAATTAGAGGCAGATGTAAATCTACCTTCAGCGTGTGAATTAAGTCCTAAAGCATATGTTTCAAATCCTTCAGCATGTGAATAATTACCTATTGCTTTTGTACCTTTACCTTCGGCATGAGTATCCGAACCAAATGCTATAGTTTGTTGTCCTTCAGCATGTGAGTTTGAACCAGATGCTATAGTATCCATACCTTCTGCATGGGATGATGTACCAAATGCTATAGTACCTCTTCCAGAAGCATGTGAATATGGTCCTTCAGCAATCGAACTTGAACCTTCGGCGTGTGAGTAGGCACCAGAAGTTATTGTTTTATACCCTTCTGTGTGGGAACCAATTCCTTTAGCTGTTGTAGATTCTCCTTCGGCATGTGTATTAGATCCTGAAGCTGATGTACTATCTCCTTCTGCGTGAGAATTTTCGCCAATAGCTACTGTTTCAGCTCCTTCAGCATGAGAATAACTTCCTAAAGTTATAGTAGCCCTACCTTCAGTATGTGAAGCAATTCCACTAGCACTGGAAGAACTACCTTCACTATGTGCATATTCAGCATTTGTGGATGTATTATAACCCTCGGCATGGGAACCTGATGCATCTGTTGTAGTTGATGTGAGGTATCCTTCAGTATGAGAATATTCTCCTCTTGCTATAGTAGAGTTACCTTCAGCATGTGAATATGAACCTGAAGCTATTGTAAAAGCACCTTCACTGTGACTTCCTGTATTATTGAGATATGTAAATGTTCTCCAACCTTCAGCGTGAGATGCTAATCCCCAAGCTATAGGAGCTGTTATTATACTATTTCCTCCTTCAGCATGTGAAGCATATCCAAAAGTAATTCCAAATCCTTCAGCGTGTGAATAACTTCCTGAAGCAATTCCTCTTCCTTCAGCGTGAGCATATTCTGCTGTTGTAAATGTTGAACCTCTACCTTCAGCATGAGAAAAATCTGCATAAGCTGTTCCTTTTCCTTCAGCATGTGAAGCAATTCCTGATGCAGTTGAACCAGAACCCTCAGCATGTGCTCCTACTCCTGAGGCTAAGGTTTTATTACCTTCAGAATGGGCATATTTGTTTGTTGCTAATGTTTGAAAACCTTCAGCGTGTGACCAATCTCCACTTGTAATTGATCCTCTTCCTTCAGCATGTGAATAACTTCCAGAGGTTATTGTATCAGCTCCTTCAGTATGAGACCCGGTTCCTAGGGTAGTTGTGCCAATACCTTCAGCATGTGATTTTGGTCCATTAGTTGTTGTACCAGAACCCTCAGTGTGTGAATAATCAGCATTTGCAGTTGTATTAATACCTTCAGCATGTGAATAATCACCTCTTGCCGCCGCTATTCGGCCTTGGGCAAATGAGCCTGTATTATCTGCTGCAGATCCTGAACCATGGGCAAATGTAAAATCTCCACTTGCAGCATTATGGTTACCTATAACAACATTACCTCTGCTAATACCACCTTCAGATGGTGTGGGGCCTAATGTATTAGTTGGGTTTAATTCAGGGTCTTGATCTCCTATAGATAATCCACCAAATTTTGCTATTAATATATCACCACCAGCTACTATAGCAGGGGTGTTTGCTTCAATTTTTAATGAACCTGTTATTATAACTTTGCTACCTGATATTTTTAATGGGTAATTAGTTCCTCCGTTAGATGTGAAAAAGAATCCATCATTACTTGTTCTAAAAAATACATTATTATTTTCACTAGATATAAAAGCAGGTGCTTCAATAAAATTAGTAAAACCACCTTTAGAGGCTGTTGCTATGGATTTACCTTCTTTAAGATTAGTTAAGTCTGTTTGGGAAAATGGTGTGCCTCCTATTCTAATAGTATTAGCATCTACATCAATAACTGATGATGTAATGTATTGAAATGAACCTGAATTAGCTACTATATCTCCAAAACTAGAAGCATTTACACTACCAGTAATGAATACACTACCTGTAAATTCATGGGTATTAGCCATACTACTACCAAATATATTTGAGCCTGTAATGTTAATAACAGATGATGTTACACTTACTGTGTTAAGGTATTCTATAGAGGCAGTGCCTAATATTTGTAAATTACTACTAGTAATAGATGATGCGATTACTTTTCCACTTGAACTTATATTACCTACTACTTCTAATGCTTCACCTGGGGCGAATGTCCCTACACCAATATTATCTGTGGCTAAAAGAAATTTACCACTTACTCCATTTTCATTAAGAAATGTATCTGTGTCTCCTGCATTTTCAATGAGTATTTGGGAAGCTGTTATATTTGTAAAAGTAACATTACTTCCTGTAATAGCAAATGATGCCGTAGAAGCATTTGATACTTTAGTATCAATATTTGTTTGGAGTACAGAGCTAGATGCATTTAGTTGTGCAATACTAGCTTTAGTATCAATGTTTGTTTGGAGTGTAGAGCTAGATACATTTAGTTCAGTAATGTTTGATTTAGTATCTATATTAGTTTGTAAAGCTGAGCTAGAGGCATCTAATTGTACAATAGTTGATTTAGTATCAATGTTTGTTTGTAATAAAGATTGAGTTGCCGTTAACTGGGTAATACTGGCTTTAGTATCAATATTTGTTTGGAGTGCAGAACTTGAGGCGTTTAATTCTGTATTACCTATTTTAGTATCAATGTTTGTTTGTAATAAAGATTGAGTTGCCGTTAACTGGGTAATACTGGCTTTAGTATCAATATTTGTTTGGAGTGCAGAACTTGAAGCATTTAACTGTGTAATACTAACTTTAGCGTCTATGTTTGTTTGTAACGCTGAACTTGAAGTATTCAATTGAGCAATACTAGCTTTGGTATCAATGTTGTTCTGTAATAAAGACTGAGTTACTGTTAGTTGTGCAGTAGTTGACTTAGTATCAATGTTTGTTTGTAAAGCTGAGCTTGAAGCGTTTAGTTGAACGGTACTAGCTTTAGTATTTATGTTAGTTTGAAGTGTAGAGCCAGAAGCATTTAACTGAGTAATACTGGCTTTAGTATTTATGTTAGTTTGAAGTGTGGAGCCAGAAGCATTTAACTGAGTAATACTAGCTTTAGCATCAATATTTGTTTGTAAAGTTGAACCTGATGTATTTAACTCAGTGATACTTGATTTAGTATCAATACTAGTTTGTAATAATGATTGGGTAGCTGTTAGTTGTGTAGTATTTGCTTTAGTATCTATATTTGTTTGAAGTATAGAACTAGAAGCATCTAATTGTACTATAGTAGAATAAGGACTTAAATCTTGGTCACCTGTGTTTGTACCACTTAAATTAGAACCTACAATTGTGCCACTTGCACTTATACCACCAGATGCTGTTATACTGCCCGTTAGATTTAAACTTGAAGTAGAGGTAAGTGATCCAGGGACCCCTTGTATACCTTGTATGCCTTGTTGTCCTTGAGGGCCTAAACTGGTAATGTTAACCGTTTCAACTGAGGATTCGTTAATGGTTACTTTATTATCACCCCCAGTATTAATATCAACACTATTAGGATTATTATTTGTTATAGTAACCTTATTAGTGCTTTTAGTAATATCAATTTTATTAGCCATATTAATATGATCCTTGAGTTATTTCTTTAGAAAGTTTAACACTGCCTTTAAGAAGGCGTGTTACTACAGCACAATTACCACTTCCAGAAGCAATTTCTAAATCATATTGGGCGTTTTCAAAACTTAGTTGTGATGAAGATACAGCAGATATGAATACCCCTATAGAACCAGATGCTAAAGGAGTTGTACCATTAGAGCCACTTAAATTTAACCCAGTACCACAGGGACCTAAGCTAGAAGATAGTGTTAAAATTACAGTATCAGAACCTATACTAGGTCTAAGTTGCATTCTAGCTGTGTAACCTGCTAAATCTACTGGGTTATTTGAGGAGTCTTTATATGTTATTTCAAAGTCAGTAGTTGCCCCCTGTTCGATTGTAAAAGAATAATTTCCGGCTGCCATAGGATATTTTGTTATACATATTAACTATAATCCTTTAGCAACTCAAATATTGAATCTAATGCTTCGTGTCTGTGGTTTTCTTTGAGTACTATTTTATTTACAAAATCTGATCCTTGAACTTTGGCTACTTCATGTATAGCTGAGTCGTTTTTAAATTTTAAATCGATTTGTTGACTGTCACCAGTAAATATCATTGTTGATCCTTTGCCTAAACGCGATAAGCACATACTTAATTGCTGTTTGGATAAATTTTGGAATTCATCAATAATACACACTGAGTTTTCAAAAGTTCTTCCCCTAAAATGGGTAAGTGATACTAATTCAATATCTTCACTACTCTCCATTTTACTTAAAATATCAGGTTTATTATATACTTTACGCATATTTGAACGAATTGGGATTAACCACGGTTCTAATTTTTCTTCTAATGAACCTGGTAAAAATCCATTATCTTCATTTGATACAGTAGGACGTGTAATAACAATTTTATTTACATTTCGTTTAAAAAACATATCTAATGCTACTTGAACTGCTAATAAAGTTTTACCACTACCAGCTTTACCTATAATAAAATTAAAAGGATGTTGAAGGATTTGATCTTTAGCTAATTTTTGCTCTTCTGAGAGAGAAATAGAAAACCTAACTGCCCCTTTAGGTGGGGTCTTTTCAATATTTGTTTTAGCCATGCTAATTAATTTTTAAAACGTTTGTCCATTATACATATAAAAAAGGGCCGCTTTCGCGGCCCTTTCCTAATTTATAGATGTAACTCTATTACACGGTCTCAAGACCATGGCAGAAAATCTTACCATAGAAGTCTGGACGAACCATTTTCTTAGCGTAACGAGTCATGATTCCTTTACGCGGAGTGAAGGAAACTGGATCGTACACAAGTGGTGTCATAATTAATGGAATATAAGGAGCGAATACAGCACCTGTTTCGAGGAACTGGTTTCCTTTGTAACCCATCAAAATCACGTTTTCTGTCATATAAGGATTCTTATAAACAGTGTAACGTGAATTAATAGCACCTACTTTTTGTACACCCATCGCATACTTGTTAGAATCACCAGGTGAGTCAGCAGCAAATCCAGGAATTGATTCCAAGACTGTGCTTACCTTTGGAGAAACTACCATGAAGTTAGCACCTCCACGAAGAGTTTTCTGGTGGATAGTGTTACTAACAGACTGAAGTTTGATACCTAAAGTTTGGAACCAAGACATTCTTGTGTAGTACTCATTTGAAGCAGCAGTAGTTTCAACACCTGTGTTAGATGTTTCAGTACCTACAACAGCACTCCAGTGATTAGTAGTGTCAGCGTTTCTGATTAACATGTCAAGGATTTCGAGATCGATTTCCATTGAGATGTACTCAGAAAGAATAGACGTTAATTCCGCTTCAGCATCAATGCTATGGTAAGCATTCAAGTCTTGAGCGAATTCTGGCGTCCATTGAGCTTTCAATTTACGAGTTTTCGCAGTAACTGTGTCACTTCTTAACTGTACATCGATTGCTGGAATATCCAAAGCACTAACGGCATCATCTGTTAATCCTGAGCCATTAGCAACAGTATCTTCAAAGTCGCCTCTATCATCGAGATTATCTGGACCTAACTGGAATGAACAAGTAGCTTGTGATACTGCTTGTGCAGCACCTGATACTAAGAATTCAACTTTAGTGTTATTAGTAGTTAATCTAGTGAATTCAGGATAAACACCTTCAATTTCACCAGTTGTACCTGAAGTTAAAGTAAATGCTCTAATTCCATCTAAGTCAGCAGTAGCACCTGCGCTTGAACCTGTTAAGTCAGAAACGAGTACACTTAAAGTGTAGTACTGATTACCAACAAGACCAAAGGCTTCACCAGCTGCAGAAACAGAAGATGAGAATTCACCATCAAAGTTCAAAATACCTGCTAATGTAGCAGCACCAGAAGCTGGAGTGTTACAGATTACGGTTTGCTCATTGATAGAGTATCCGAATCGACCTGCACCGTATAAACCTTGCTTAGTATTAGATAATGAAGGTAAGTCGGTTTTCTTTTGATCTGCAGAAGCAGCATATAAGCTATTTCCAGAAGTGAAGCCTGGTTGGTCTTGACCATACTGGAAATCCAAGTAGAAGATCAGGCCTGAAGGTAAGTTCATAGGCTGAACAGACACGAGGTCTTTAGCTACGATTTCACCAAATACTCTTCGTACTAATGGAAGAGCAACACCTGCCCATGCTTCTGAGTTACCAGAGCTAAAAGAAGCACCAGTACCTGTTTGGTTAGCCTCTTGGACTAATTGTTTGGCTTGGTTCTCAAGGAGAACAGCCATGTTTGTTTGTTCGGTCGAATTTGCAAGGTCTGCACCTTCCAAAAGACCAGACTTCTTCCACTTATCAGCCAATTTAGCAGATTCTGCGCTAAATTGCTTATAAGGGTTAGAGCCTTCTAATAATGTGTTAACATTCATTTTTTCTAGTTTTAGAATTTAATATTTGCGAGTTTTTGGAATCTGGAAATAGTTCCGTCGACTGATTCCGCAATAACCTTTTTAGGTGCAACACCACTAGCTTTAGAAGCTCTACCTAATCCTTCTGTGATACCTCTCTTCTCTACACCAGTAAAGTTGAAAGATTCTTGTAAAGTATTAAATACGAGTTTCGCTTCGTTAGCAGTAGTTGCTAAATCTAAGGCGTCAACCACCTTAACTTTTTGTGCTTCTGTCAGAGAATTAGCTTTGAAGAGCTTGTTGCAGTAGAGGAGTTTAGAATTTAAGAGGTTCATTTCAGAAATAGATTCTTTAAGAGTAGAAACAGCAGCAAGTGCTTCTTCTAATTCGTCTTCGGCTTTCTTTGCTCTCTTTTTAGCTTCTTCAAGCTCAGCATCGTCGGCTTCCTTAACTTCTTTTTCGTCTTTACCTTCTTCAAGTTCAGATTCGATTTCAGCAATTAAAGCATCAATGTCGATAGACTCGTTAGCCTCATCTTCGTCTTTTGCTTCTTTTACTTCATCTTCATCCTTACCTTCCTTAACTTCATCATCTTTCTTACCTTCATTAGCTTTTTCATCTTCGTCGTATTTCATACCTTCAGATTTTTCATCCTCATCATATGACATTTCTTCGAGTTCAGCCATGAGTTCATCAAGATTGATTTCTTCATCAACACCTTCTTCTGTTGCACCAGATACATCTGATACATTAGCACTGTCTTCTTCGTAGTAGTTACCTTCGTCAGTTGCTTCTACCGCTTCATCAGTGGTATCAACTTCTTCCTCAACGTAATCTTCTTCGAGTTCGACATCTTCGTCTAACTCTTCTGCTAGTCTAGCAGAAAGCATGTTTTTAATTTTAGAGTCGAATGCTTCTTCTAACGCCATTTTAGCGTTTTGTAAAGCAACTTCTCTAACGGCCTTTGC